CCCCATGCAGGACTATAGTTACGTCCTGTTATGTCATACTCCCATCCTACAAATCCATCAGGATAGGTGGCTTTATCATCATTAACATTTGGTTTTGTTCCGTAGTTATCTTGCTTCTTTTGCTTTAGAACACCGCCATCATCATATTTATCAAGCCAACCACCATTTTTATTTTTCATTGCTGGGTCAACTAAAGTTCTCATTACATCTACACTTAGCTTATTATCTTTTATAACTGGACTTAACTTTCCTGTTTTTGGATCTTTTCTAAAAGTTCCATATCTTTTCAGAGATTCTTTCTCTGCATAATCAGCATAGTTATTTACTGCTTTATTAATTGCCTTAGTAAACTTTTTCTGTTCATTTGGTGTAATATCTGTTTCTTTAAGTTTTGAAGCATCAAACTTGTAAGGTGTACGTTTCATTACAACCCTTGTATTTGAAAGCTCTGGAGTTACAGAACGTGTAGTCTTTGCAGCTTTTGTAGCTTTTCCTCCTATTCCAATTCCTAAAAGATTTACAGGATCAAGAAGGATGTCTGTAGCTGCAGCACCCACAGGGTTCTGAATCTTCATAGCTTCAGAAGGAGTTTGGTATTCTCCTGTGAACAGCTTTGTAATAGCTCTTTGAGGGAAGGCAAGTGCATCAGATAGTCTATCCATCATATTAGAGGGAAGAGCTGTAAGCATTGTTCCAATCTGTGCCTTGTAGGGCTCAGCTCCTCCAGCAATAGCACCAAAGAACTTGCGTTGCTTCTCGGTCAAAGGATTCCCATGCACGCTCTTGTCGTGTAGGATTTCCTTTGCTTTTGCTGATGTGAGCTTCTTTGCCATTTTACTTGTAAGAGATTTGAGATGGTGTAATGATAAATTGGCTTACTAGGTGTACAGTGGAACTATTGTCCAATATATGTCTCACCTTCAAGTCTTTAGCTCTTAGAGGTTCCTTCTTGAAGGATCTCTTGCCATAGTCCATGTTGGCTTGGTTCACCACCTTATCCAAAGATAATGATTCACAAGTGGTTAAGAATAGTGGTAGAGACTTACTTCTTACCAATGACCAGAATGTATTATACTGGTAGAAGTTATCACTCTTTGTATACGTAATAGTCTTACTATCAATGTTATACAAAGGATACTTCATGTACTCCTTTAGATTATTAATAGGTTTTGGAACTAACTTAAGTATACCAGATGATTGTTGACCATTGTACAACACTGCCTTATTAAACCACTCATTATCAACTTCTATCTTATCATTATCATTAAATACTCCATATCCATCACGGAAGTATTTATACGCCTTTGTATAGTCCTTAACACTCTGAAGAATCTCATCGTAATAAGAATATGCAAATGGATATTCAATGATATAAGGCTCTATATTTCCATAGAACTTGTTATAATTTACTACATCTGTCAAGTGTCTCCATGCACAGGAGCTATATGAAGGAGTGAATATAGCTGTCACTTGTTCATTAGGAGTGACAGTAGATATAGGAAAGTTAATTGTTTTCTTACACTGTCCTAAACTTTCAATGAGAATCACTGTAGCATCATCATCTACAGAATAACTTATACCACTAACAAGTACACTCAAGGGCACATTAGTTCCTAGTACATTCCCAAGATTGTCAGAAATGTTGAAAGGACCACTCTTAGGAGAGGCTTTAGTGAGCTTTATGTATACTATTTGTGCCATTCATTTAGTCAGTTTAATCATTAACATACCTCTTCTGAAGTTCCACTTATTTGACAATCATACACTGTAGTGGTACTGGTAGTTGTCGTACAGCAATTTCCTGTATTTGTAATTGTAGAAAGCACTGGTGGCAATAGGAAACTAGTTCCATAGTTTGGAGCATCATTGATAAAATAAACTATATATGGGTAGCTTTCATTAAAACTTACACTTGTACAAAAATCATTAGGTAATGATCCTGCTGTTGAGTATGTTTTAACTACTACAGTTGTACCATCAGAACAATCTATATAATTAATATATACAGTGTTATTTAAATAAATTGTATTTCCAGTTGCATTATCCAAGTCACTCTGTGATATATCAACATCATAATAGAAACAATCACATAAAGTTGTGGTAGTGGTTGTTGTTGTACTACTTGTGGTAGTAGTAGTAGTAGTTGTACTACTTGTAGTAGTTGTTGTAGTGGTGACATCTTCACACGCAACCCCATCTAAACCACAGTCATATATAGTGGTTGTGGTTGTAGTGGTGGTGGTAACAACCTCATATGCAAATCCAGCTAACTCACAACAATTTTCAACAGCTTCTCCTTCTAGATTACAGTTAGGTTGATAGTACGTAGTGGTTGTAGTTGTAGTGATACAATTATCACTTATCAATGTTGCTGAAAGTCCTTTCTCACCAACATTTATTTGATCTCCACAAACACATACTTCTTGAGTGGTTCCACCATCAATTAGAACACTGAATTGTGGAACACCATTGCAATCTGTATAATCGTACGTTAATGTTTCAGAAGATTGATTCTCAACAGAATATGTCTTACAATCACATACAAATTGTGTTGTTGTAGTAGTTGTTGTGTTAGGAACAGGATTAGCTACAATAGCCTCAAAATCTCCACAACAGTCATTCAGTCCAGAATAGAAGAAGTTATTCTCAGCTATATACCAGTTAGGAATATAGCTATGGAAGCTCACCCAACTTCTGGTGTTTACATTAAATGATAATGTCCAACTCTTGTTACAGAAGTATTCTAGATCTGTTAGATACACTTGTTTTCTAATAACCTCTGTACTACCACAGCACTCTACCTCTTCCTCTAGATAGAAGTTGAAGTCTGCTTCATCATATATAATGTTCTTAACCTTAGGAATGTAGTCAAGCTTTGTAATGATGACACGGTCAAACTTACTATCATATACACCATGTAGACCCAGTCCCTTAAAATGGTTATCAATAGGAACGTTAGGGAAGTAGCGCAGGATTTCAAATGCCAGGTGATCTGTAAAGAACCTATTCATTCCTGATCCAAATGCACTTAAATCCTGAGCCCCATTACCAGTAATAAGGAATACTTGTCCACGTTTAGCATCTACACTTATCTGTCCTTGAGGTATCTTAAGGAGCATTTTATTCTGAGAACCTACATATCCTAGGTCAGTTTCTGCAAAGTCTACAGGAGGTGAGCTTCTGAATAGACTGTCATTACCCATGTAGGCAGCCTTAGGATTGCTTGTGTCAATTGTGAGCAATGTATTATACATCAAGCTCTTGTTCTCAAAACGAGCAAGAATAGCTTTATTCTGTATACCATCTAAGCTTACTAAAGGACCGTAGTTCTGTGGGAAGTCAAAATAGGATAGTGCTCTATATGTCAACCAGTTATTCGATTGGTTGTCAGCACTTGCATCTTGAGCATCTGAGTAGATGGCTCTAAAAGGATAGAATGTAAAGCACTCTTTCTTCCAGTCATAAGGAAGGTGAGTGAAGGTGTTCTCTCTATTTTGCTTTGAGAAGGTAGTATTATAGTAGTAGGTATTATCGTTTGCTATAGAAACATAATCTTCCTGTACCCAGTCATCAGGAATACCTGTGCTCACATGAGGCCAGAAGTCTCCAGCTCTATTATCATAAGCCTGACGAAGGTCTATGTTGTAAGAACTCTCACAATAGAAATATGGGATTCCATAAGCAAACAGATACATCTTTCCATCATAGAAAGTTCTACCATTGCTTGTAATAGGAGTTTGACTATTAGGACAATCTAGATTAGTAGCCTTGATTGAGAAGAAGTTTGTTAGTACAGCCTTTTCAATAGAGGCATCTGAAAGAATAGAACGTGCTGAATGCCAATATACAGGATAGGCTACATTACCTATTTCATCGTAGAAAATGTCACTATCATCAGCAGCATTTACACGATTATCTATAAAGAACGGTAACTTAGTTTTAAAAGCAAACTTGCTAATAAATGTATCTCCTCCAAAGAATGTGGCTAAAATAGGAGTGGTTATAGGAGTGATATCTCTTTGGAATCCTGTATCCACTGTATCATAAGAATATATTTGTCCATATTGGTTAACAAATATGTTCTTTAATGATCCATAATAAGACACAACACTTATGTAATCTTCTCTTCCAGGAACATCACACTTGTTAGCTTCTGAAAGAGTCATTCTTGACTTATCTGTAACTATTCCATTAACAGCTGGTGTATCACTTGGGAATGGTAAAGGGTCTTTTGCCTCATCTGTCTTTAAGTAAACAGAACTCTCTCTGCTCCAGTTGTTTACATTTTTATCATCACCCACTCCTTGTACACCAGGAATAAGATAGAGTTTGATATCAAGCTCACGTTGTTTAATTCCTAGTCCGTTGTTAATTACATTACTATAGTCATAACTAGCTATAGAATTGTAAGACCAAGCAAAGTTTTGTCTGGTGATACCATTTATGTATATCGTTAGATAGGCCTGATAAGCAGCAAATAATGCAGATGCATTATATGGAGAAGTAATCACTGCTATCTGGTTAGCACTATTTAGTGCATCCTGTTGAGCCTCAAGGCTTGCCAGTCTATACATAGCATTTTTCCTCACTTGTACAAAGTGAGCACTACCAGCACCAAAGATAACATTCTCTAATTTTAAGATGTTTCCTAAGAAAGGTTGACCAAATGATGTTTCAGGAGAGTTAAATACATGTCTATATTTAGATCCTTTTTCATCAAATCCATTAAGATTATCAGGATTACATAGTCCAAATCCAACACCATCTAATAATTCAATACTATAACCACCATCACCATCTTTATAAACAGGAGGATTTAAAGATGGTATAATCCTAACACCACCAAATAAAGATCCATCAACATCCCAGTATGTTTTTTCTAGAGCTTTTTGAGGAGTGTTGCAACATCCATTGCTTGGATTAAGAGCACAATATTCAGCCCAATCAGCTCCAGAAGGAGGAGGGATTATATTTGTATCAAGTCCATTAAATGCACATCCTCCACCTGCTGGAAGAGGGGGATAGTACCAAAATTGAGTTTGATCAGCAGCTCCTACTGTAAGTCTATACCAATTGTAAGTATTAGATATAATTGATCCAGCTGCTAAACCACCAAACTTTGGAGATGGAAAGTCTAAAGCACATAGATTAAAGGATGTGTTTAGAGGAAAGTCACCACCAACACCAATGTTTTTTTCTACTAATTCTCCAGAATAACAGTCAATATATTCTATAGTACCAGCACTTGTTGCATATACAGTGAACTGTCTACAAATAGAACTTGTACTACTTTGGGCAAGCTCGATTGTGTAAGCATTACTATTTTCTAGAAGGAATGGATCTTTTCTTAAGTCATTATAAGGATAGTTAGGGAAGTAGAATTCTGTTTCCTCTCTTTTATACTTACCCACGTTTCTAAGGATACCCTTAGCTACGATAGATTTGTTTGTACTTCTATCACCACGTATAATCTTGAATCCAACTATCTCACGCTTTTGTTCAGCTGTAAGACTTGAGGAGTTAATAAGTGTCTGTACTTGTGTAACATCAATTCTCACTCCTAAAGGAAACACTGCATCCTTTTGCATCACCATGCTATTAGCACCAGTGAATAGAGCAGATTCAAATATAGGACTCACTAGAACATCTGGGAACTTGTGATGTCTAATCTTTTGACCAGCTAGGCCTCCCCATAACTCTCTGTCACAAGGATATTCCTCAACAGACTCCCAATAAGAGAATTGACCATATTGATAAGGTCCTTTGTAGTCTGTAGCAGGAGAGTAATCTGGAGAAAATCCTGTAACAGTTGCTGTGTTATATATCTTCCAATAGGGACTAGTTCCTGCAATAGGATCTTCAGGTTCACCTATGAAGTCATCATTTGTTGTAGAAACAGGGAATAGGTCATTAGCATTAGCTATTCTTCCTGGGATGTGGAATCCATCAGTTTGCTTACCGTTCTGAAGGAGGAATACTAATTCAAATGCATACACTTCATCCCTCAGATAACCTCTAAGGTTGGTAGCATTCAATTCATCTGAATAGTTCTCTGTAGCAGGAATACGATAGGTTTCCCATTCAAGAGTAATTTGACTTGCAATCTGTTGATAATTAAGTCTTTCTACAGATGTAAGTTGATCCCATACTAACACATCACGTACAGCTGTAACATCTTGAGCAGCCCCATAGTAAGGATACTTTTCAAAGATGTCATCCACTGTTAAACGGATATCAGTTTTACTTTGACCAGTGTAAGTAATTACTTGTGAATCTCCATCAATAAAGTAAACACCTACTAACTCTACAGAGGTGATACCATTTATAGTTTTGATTACAGCTAAGTTGAAATGTTGAAAGAGTCCTGTCAAATCTAAGTTGCTAACAGTGATTTCAATAGACCTACCTACATTGTAATTAAAATTAGGAGTGGTAAGACTTATATCAGCAATAGGAGTGGGGTTAGTAACTGAGTAGTAGGAAGTGTAAGGACTACCAATAACGTCTGTATATTGAATAGCAAATTGGTAAGTACCTGCTGTTAAATCACCTCCTGAAGTGATGTTAGTCACTTCAAGATGAGGAATCTGAAAGTTTGGTTGTACGTTTAGTCCGTTACAATCAATCTCATCACTATAAACAGGATCGCAGGCTGGTGTTCCTCCTATAAGAACATAGGGGAGATTCTCAGGATTGAGGTCAATATATCTTCTATTATTAAGACCATCTGTCCAATATATCTCTGTAGCACAATTAGTAATTCTGTGGACAGACTTATGAATAGGATAGTTGATATTGAAGTTGAGACAAGGGGCATTAATATACTTGCGATAGATACAATCGTTGTTATCCATGTATCCAATCTCAGAACCCCCATTTACAGGATCAGTAAGAAAGAATACATGTTTACTCTTCTCAGGGATGAAATGCTGACCTATCAATACATATCCATCAGGGAATGTAAGACAAAGCTCATTTCCTGGCTCATTCTGATAGTTTACAGAATTAGCATCAAAGTTTTCTAAAGCAGCGTTAAGTGCATACGTAAGCTGGCCTTTGGGAATCTGTTGAACAGATTGATCCATGTTAAGACCAACGGTAGCATTATTATACTCCTGTCTAATATTACCTTGTTCCTGTTCAGCCATTGGTATTAATTATTACGTCTCCAACCATATCTATTGCTACGATTGGGAAGTTCATACATGTTAAATCTATTCAAGTCATTCTTAATTCTACGTTGCTTAGTCCAAGGATCTTGCTTCTTAATCTCAATATCAGCCATGATAAATGCCTCATCAGCCTGTTGCTTGTAGAACGCAAGCTTTGTCTGAAGCTGATTAAATGTCTCATCATTAGTCTGATTAGTAAGAGTTTCTATCACCTTATATTTGATGAAAGCTTCAATAAACTCTCTAATACGATAGTTATCAGGAATTAATTGATTTCCACCATTATCATATTCTGTAGCATAGAATAAGAGATGCACCACACCATTACGGAAGTTAGTTACAAACTTATTATCTCTAATATCAAATGAGTCATAACTAGCAGATCCAGGAGTAAACTCATTGATAGGAGGAGCTTCTTGATAGAATTCCCAATTACTAGTATAATCTACACCACAATTACCTTGTGCGGAGATATTACCAGGCTTGAGAAGATATTCCTTTCGATAGAGTACAGGGGCTTGGTTGTTTGTCTTATAGACAGCCTGTACTAGATTAGGCATACATTTAGGACAAAACTCCTGACCACAACTACCTTCCTCACAAGGATTACCATACACAATTACAGGACTCACCTGAATTGTTGTAGAGCTAGCAGCCTGTGAGTAGAAAGAGTTAGCCTGTTGATAAGGATAACCATTTACAGCTGTACAAAGCCATGCTTCACGAACAGCATAAAAGTTATCTGGGAGTCTTGCCTCATAGTCACAAATGTGTAGGATTTCTTGAGAAATCACATAAGTGGTTCTACCCAGCTTCCTAAGACATTTATCCAGGTAAGTGGGGAACATTAAGTCATCAACAGCTCCTGTATCAAAATAACTTTTGAATTCTTCTTTAACGATAGAATATACAGGTTCTGGGCTGACGAAGTTATATTTATAATAGTATGACATCTATTTTACTTTTTCCATTCGTGATAGAGATGTTGGTATTTGTCGTTAGCTCTTAAATAGTGAGAAAGCAGTCTAGAGGTAGTTCTGGAAGGTTTAAAGTACCACAGGTTTGATTGTCTAAATCTAGCTGTTGTTTTGAACCACATCCATCCAAAGAAAAAACCTTCTGTGTGAAAATTGAAGTTGTAGATACGTTTACCTTTTTCCCTAGTCTTTTTCCAGTCAATAGGAAGATTGACAAACTCTTTACCATCAATTCCTTTTATCTTTCTACGCTTCTTCTTGTTAATAGAAAATTCACCAAACCCAAAAGGAAGCTTTGCTCTTTCTCCTGTTTCAAGAATATACTCTTTGAAACCTTCATTAAAGGAATAGATAATATTTCTCCACTGATCAAATGTTAATTTGATAGAGGGATGCTTCTTGCAGAAACTGTTGTAGTTATCTTTACTAGCGCTTCGCCAGTCTATTTTCATTCTCATGTCATCTCAAGTTTGGAGCGTTTGGTGCTTGACCATCAACTCCATCACTTGTGATGTCTGTCTTCAATGCAAAATACGTAGAGAGAAGCTTTTGAGAAGTGAGCTCTAACACTTGCTTTTCCAGATATCCTGGAACTGGAGATTCCTTATCTAAAGGATTTATACACAGTTGTTCTGTAGTGTATTCAGGAGTTCCACATCCACACTCTGGATACATGATTTCGTTTGGAACATTTTCTTCAAAAAGAGCAACTAGTCTGATTGCTTTTAAGAGTGGATTGTTCACATACAAATACCCATTAGAAATCCAGTAGTATTCTTCCTTCTTAATGATAGGAAGCTTGAGCAAGTTTACGTATCGGTTGATGGTTATTTCCTTAAGTTTCTTTCCCTGCCCACTCATAGCATTGATAGAATACACTCCCTGAATAACATACTGGTAATTACCTTCTGTAATTCTAGGAAGTTTAAACTTTGTTCTTGCTACACTGCAAGGATCAACGTAATCACAGCATTCTGAAATAGGAACTTCTATCATCTCTAAACAAGGGATGGTAGTAAAAACTGTATCGGTTGCCCATAGCTTCCTCAGATTAGTCTCACGCTTTATCAGGAGGAAGGCATTGTTCTTAATTTCAGACATGACAGCTCTATCCGTGATCAAGTTGTCCGTGGAGAGCAACTTGTGCATAGAGCGTACATCTGAAACTAACTTCCTAAAAGTTGACATTATAAATACTGTTTGAATATATTTGTTATTCCGTCTTCAAAATCTATCAGGAATCCAGTCACTTCACCTTTAGTGACAGTATACCCATTCTTATCATCCCATCCACTTTTTGCTGTGGAGAATGCTGGAAGCTGATAGAATTTAATACCATTGAAATCTAGACTCATCTCATGATGTTTATCTCCTGTAAATATGTAGAAGTTATCATGATCTGACCACTCGCTCTTAAATTCCATAGGGAATAAACCAGCGAGTTTTGCTGGCTTTAAGGCATCTCCATGGTTGAACATCATTGCAGATGTTCCATAGCTAACATACTTTCTATATCTTGGAGAGATGTCAAAGAATACACGCTCCTCGTTTCTAAAGTAGGTTTGCAACCAGCTAGCCAAATGCCAGCCTACAAACTCATCGTGATTACCAGCTACAAATATTACACTAATCGATTCACCCTTCTGAAGGAGAAGATTAATGACGCTCACCTCATGATCACAGATTGCTTGAAAAGCCTCGTGATAGGAGAGGATATTTTGCTGGGGAGTACCCTTTGTAGTTGTGTTAGTGAACTCACTATTGAACTCATCAGAACCAATAATATAGTTGATATCTGTGAGATTGTTAGCTAAAGAGGCTTGATTTAGGATGATTTCCACTCTTTGGATAAAATCACCAAAGCGTTCTTCTATATCATTCTTTCCTCCAATATCTAGTTTGTTTAGATGAGAATCCTGTTTATTTATAATTAAACAAGCATCCTTCTTAGATCTATCAAACTTTGGAGCTACTATCTCAGGGGAGCAAGGCTCATAGTTCTCAAGGAAGGCAACAAAGCTATCCTGGAACACTTGCTCATTTTTCTTTTTACCTAACCATGCTTTCACTTGATAGTGAGGCTGGTCAGCATTTCCCCAGTAGTTTTGGACGTATTTAGTTATCTCCCACTTGTCCGTATCTATCTTACATTTCTCAATCAACTCATCCAAACTCTTGATTTCTTCTTTAGAGTTGAATACCACTTCACCTGTTCCCTTCTGAATATCCTCAAAGAATCTTACCACTTGATCCTCTAGTTCTCCAATATAGTTACCAACCTCCGCTTCTTCCTGTGCCACTTGTGAGCCTCGCAGCTCCTTTATCAATTCATCTACCTCATTTTCTGTAATGTTGAGTTTGTCTGCATAGAACTTCTTGCTCTTTTTCCAGTGAAGCATCTGCTCCAACTGTTGCAGAAGGGATTGATTTTCAGGCATTTACGTTTTGATTTAGTTAAAATTGCCATAAAGGTACGAAAGTTTTTTGATATTTTCCAAATTATTTTAACCAACCTCATTATTGATACTAACCAAGTTAGTTATAAAATAAAAACTCCCTAGGGTAGAAACCCCAGGGAGAAGCCCTGAAAACCAACAAACAGAGCTTTTTGATATATTTATCAAATTTATACAGGACACGCACCTCCTCCTATGGTTCCACATACAGTTATAGTACCATAGCTAATATCACCTGAACTTACAGTGACTGTTATTTGTGCATTAGTAACTCCAGTTTGAATATCTTCAGCAAACTGATTGGAGTCATATTTCACATAAGCATCTTGACAACCTGAACCAGCTTGATTTCCTGTGTTAACATTTATCACTAAAACATCACCTGCAACAACAGAGAGTGTACCATTTTCAGATCCAGTTGATGCTGAAGCTAGAATAACTTGACTACCGTTCTTTATGATTTCAAAATAGGATGCGGTACAACCAACTTCTCCATGATTCCAACTCCAGTTGAGAAGCACTTCATTTATTGTAGTGGTAGAACTAGTTGTGGTTGTAGTGGTACATGGCACTACAGGAATATCAACATAATTTGTACAAAGCTCATTATTAGATTTTACTCTAATAACAGTGGTTCCATTAGGGACTAATGTACTAGTATAACCAGCTAGTAAAGCTACTTTAGATACACCTGTTTCAAAAGCAGATACATATCCATCTGTATCTGAATATAAGTTGAAAGGACCTGTATCAGATCCTGCAACTGTTAATGTAGTTGTTACTGTCATAATTTATTGGCTTTTTAAGTAAGACTATTCACTAAATTTTGAAGAGCTATAATTTGATTTTGTAAATTACAAATCTTATTATCAACCTTCTCAAAAGCAACAGTTGCTGTATCACAAGTGTTAATTCCTGTACAAGGAAGATTGGGCCCACTATATGAAATATTATTAGTTTGGACAGGTTGTGCACTGCAGGGATCACATCCATAAGAGGTAGGAGTAACCACTGAGGCTGTTGTACAGCAAGGGTTTGATGGAAGGAATATCATTTTATGTAAGAGGTTTAACTATTAAGGAATATACATAATATAGTAGCAAGCACGAACTGGAGGAATGTTGTTGTGAGACTGACCACCTCCTGTAGAAGCATTAGTCACAAAAACATTTTGATCAACACCAGTACCTTTAAGACCTGTAGTTTTGCTATTAGTAAGACCAATATTAGCTCCTGTTCCTGTGGTGTTCTTAAGAAGGTAACCAAGATTTCCATCTGTACTATGTGAGCGAGCCATAGCATGTGTAGCATCTAAATCTACTCCAGTTTCATCAGGAGGAGAAGAACTATTTGCAGTGAAGTGCGTATGTCCAGGATCTGTTATTGTTACAGTAGTGGTATGTGTGTGAGCAGGGATTTGTGTAGCAGCTAATGTAACAGCGTTCTCACCAGCAAGAGTGTTGAGAGCGTAGTTAGGATTAACTGGATTAGAAGGATCTACTACAGGGCTTAGAGCTCCACCAGGAACACCTTGAATAGCACCTACAGCAAATCTTCCACGCTTGTCAGGAGTACCGTTATTTCCGTTACATATATAGATTTTATCAAATCCATTAGCTGCAAGTCCAGCACCAGTACTACTAAAGTTATCTAGTGATCCATAGTATTCAACTACTGTATAAGGAATCATTCTGTCCTTATATTGTGTAACACCAGGGCTTGGTGTACAAGCTGCTACCAAAGTACAAAGCTCTGATTTCTTTACATAATTAGTTTCAACATCTAATACAAAAGCATCAAAATCAGCAATGTGTGCACAAAGCTTAGTGATTACTGCCTGAAGGATAGCATGTGTTCCAGATGTGCCAGTTACACCAGTGAGGCAACCCACTGTGTAAGGTCCTTCTAAATCAGCAAAGTCTTCCTCTAGAGTAGTAAGTCTTTCGTCTAGTTCACATACAGCTTTGATTAAAGCATTAATAACATTGGGAAGTGTGAGATCCTCACAAGTAACTAAGTTCTTGTTTATAATCTCACAGATAATTTGAGGGTTGATAGACAGTTTAATACCTGTACCATCTAGTGTAGATGTAAGAAATGTAATCAGTGCTTGTTCAACATACGAGAGAGAATCTCCAGTTTGAATTCCCAAAATGGGAACATCTACACCTGTATATCGTACACACTGATCAGATACGGTTTCTACACAACCATTATAGCAATTTGAACAAGACATTTATTTATATTTTAAAAGTTTAACTCTGCTGGCAATCATGTTCACAGTGAACGGAGCAGCATAATTAGGGTTACAATACTTGTAGACAAGTATTCTTCTATAGTTTATGAGATCCAGCATTACCCCTCCAGGTACAGGCTGGTTCAACATAAACACAACATTGTTGTACAAATTATTTCCAAGTTGCACCAGTTTGCAATCTATATCAGCAACTAGTGCAGGAATACTAGCGCACTCTGGACAATTTGTAAGCCTGGGTGATAACATTTCCTATAAGTTTTCTTCCTTGTTTTGTAGCAGCATTACATGCAGCACAAAGACCATTAATTAATTGACATCCACATCCAAACTTTGCTCCACATTTTTTACAAACAGCCATATTAGTAGAAGTTTATGACATAGTTGGTTCCAGAACAACCACAATTATTTTTAATGAAGTTATTTAACATCATGTCTGCCTGGTTATACATCTTTGTTGCTTCAACATCTGCACAATTATTAGCAGCAGCAATTGCTCCTTGTATAAAGAAATATATAGAGTTTAAGTCCACCTTTGCTTGTGTCTTAATAGCTCTATCGCATTCCATCATATCAAGCTTCATAAATGCACCATCAAATTTTTCTTGTAACTGCTCTACACGCATGATTGACTTCTCTACATAATTTATGTATGCAGGAGCTACAGAATATTTTAAACGATAAACCCCATCAGGTAAAGGTTGATCTATACCTATAGGGGTTATTCCTAAATTTGATGTGGTGAATACATTAAAGTCGTTAACACTGAAAGGTTTAACGAATGTTCCAAAACCAGGAACAGTGATATCAATTGTGGCACCAGAAACAACAGGTGGATCAGTTGGATAGACAGATGCATCAGCAACCCCAAGCGTGGTTGTATTATACGTAGGGATTACCAGTATATCTAATTTTAAATCTGCCATGTTGTTTGAAATAAATAAGCCAGAGGATCTGAGTTTGTATCCTCTCACCTCTGGCTTAGGTTAATATAATCTAGGTTACTCGCCTACTATTACGGAATCAGAGTTGTAGTAGTAGAAGTAGAAGGCCATACAGTAGTTGTAGTAGAAGTAGTTGTTACACATACTCCATTCTCATCAGCCACTGCACCAAGACCAGCTACAAGAACAGCCTCAATCTCAGTTTCAATAGCGCTATCCTTTTCAACAGCAATAATTACAGTGCTATCTTCTTTGATATAGTCGCCCCAACTGTACTCAGACTTGTTGTATTCATTGAACTTGATGTAATAAGTGGTATAAGTTGTACCATCACTCACCCAAGATTCAAAGTTCTCATTGTAACCATTCATTCTGTAGAGGTGCTTCAAGTAACCAGCTTGGTAGCTATAGAAGTTCTTCTCTAATTGTGCAATCTCTGCAGAAGTACCAGTAGCGTAGTTAGAACGCTGTACAATTACAGGCTCAGCAACAACGTTACAAGGATCGAATACAATGAAGTCAGCAGTTGTTGCTGGACCACTGTACACGAATGTACGGAACCACATTCTGTCATACTCGAAAGGAAATGCTGCAATATCACAAGGCTGACCATACTTAGTAAGAGGCTTACCAGTAATACGCAAGAATGCGTTTTGGTCGTTACCAATTCTCTGGAACTGATAGAAGTCAGAGAAAGTGATGTTGTCAGGGTTGTTTCCAGGAGCCTGAAGATTGAAATGATAGATGATATCATCAATCAAAGCAGGGATATCAACAGTGTCACAAGGATCACCACCACAATCGCAACAAGGTGCATTTACAGTGATAGAACGAGTGAAACCATTGAAATACAGAGTGTCTAAGTAGCTAGAGTGAGCACGGAGAGTTACAGTTACAACTTCACCACACTTTACATTCCAGTTTACAACATCTGTAATTTGAGTAACAGGAGTAGGACAACCATTTACTTTGTACCACTCAGTTACATTGCTGTTACAACCAGCACCAGAAGGACAGCCTTTAATCTTATCAGAACGCTTAGAGCCTTGCAGATAAGTGTTAGTACGGCCCTGCGCAACATAAAAATAGGGAGCAGCAGCAATGTTAAGAGCTGTTGCTAATGTGTAGTCAGCTTTGAAGATACCAACCTGACCAGCTGTTAAGTCTTGCGTAGATCCAGAGCTAGGGAGCGCAGTTTGCCCTACTGGCACTACGAAGAGCGTAGTTAATGAAAAATCAGCCATTTTGTTTTATTTTAGGTGATTAAAAAAATTATTCGTTTGTCTGTATCCTGAATTGTGCACTTTGAGCAGCAGACTGGTTCTCAGTGTACATAGCCAGGTTTTGTACTGTTAAGTCTACCAATTCATCCTCTAGATAGAGTTCAAGTTCGCAGTCCTGATCTGTTGAGTCTGTTCCATCAAATCTTACATATCCAGTTTTGTCTATGTAAACAGGATACCTCATATATGATATGTAGATGTCCTTTGGTGTGAACGTACCATCAGTGAAGATGCTTATCTCATCTGTCGAAAGGAAGTTAAAAGTCTCTTGATATTCAAAGCTTGGTCTATAATGGTCATTGTTCAGAATAAACTGAAGATCACCATGTTTAGCCAAATCTCTGTTAATCCAGATTTTTCTATCCTTGCACACCCCTTTGTCAGCAAGTACATATGCATCTATGTAGAACATATACTTGGGATCAAGTAGGTGTATGTTGGCAAACCATTGATTTAGTTCCTCATTCTTAAGTGTGAGCTTAAGAGGTTGGTGATTGTAAGTGATTACTAAGCTCTGAAGGTCCTCATAACGCTTCTTAAAAGCATCAAGACCCATTCCACTTATTACACTAAAACCATCAACTTTTTGTTTTATCAGCTTGATTTGAGCTTCATTCAAAGCTAAAATCTTGTCTTCTAAGTTTATTTGCTGGTGAACGTTAGTTGACAGTTTATTTAGTTTCTGATCAATTTTATATAATAAACTGTCTACTGGTATCATACTGCAGCTAATTTCTTAGTTTTCAGCTTTCCTTCAAGTGTTAACAGGAGATCCTGATTATCATCATCAGCAAGCTGTTTAATCAAATCATCTTCGTCCTTAGCTATTTCAAACTCACCCTCATAAATCTTACCATTAGGTTTAGCTCTATATACAGAATGAGAGATTGCTTGTTTCACTAAGTCCTTGATATGGAGTAAGTTATCTTTCATATCTGCGAAGCGCGTGAACACTTCAACAGGATTTAACCCTTGATATTTACCGTTTTTAAATTCGGTTTGTTTAAGGACATTGTCTACAAGGTTGTAAACTGCTTCCTCTTTACTATCATCAGTTACAGGTAATCCCAACAGACGTGCCACTTTTCTCTTTCTTTCAGGAGTCATGCTGTCAAACTTAACAATAGCTTTATTGATAAGTTGCTTCTTCTTGAAGAGTACAGCATTCTCGATTTCATCATCAGCTACATAGAACTGAGTTTCAGCAGGATATTCACCACGCTCCCAAGCCTGATAGCTAGAAGCAATTGTAGGATGAACACGCAACCAAGAGAAAGCTACTTCCTGTAGAGGAATTGCAAGATCGAAGAAGTTATCACCATCCAGAAGTTTTACAGGCTGAACATGCAGTGAATCACTTGTAGAGGTAGATAATCCATAGTTCCAAAAACTAGAACGAGGACCTAAGTCAACATCACCAAGTGCAGCTTGTAACTTTTCTTTAAGTTTTGTAACACGTTCAATCTCCATGTCTCTTTCTAGAGGATCAGAGATTCTGCGGATGTAAGCAGCTTCAGGATCAAGTCCTGTTCTGTATTTACCATCTAGTTCCTTGTAGGGATATTTGAACACCCCTGTTCCAGGAATACGCGTTAGACCTTTAAGTGCAAGACCACCTTGCATTGTCTGAAGTTGTGAGTTATTATACTCCTTCTTAATCGTTGAGATTTTACCTAACTTACCCATATGTAGTTTATTTATTTGGTTTGTTTGCAGAGATGTGAGGACTGAACCTCATGGCAAATAGGAGATAGCCCTATTTCCCATCTCTGTAGTTTGAGAAGAGCTCCCCCACTCTGAAGTGGGGGGCAATCTCTCCTCGGTAT